AGTAGACTTATCAGTAAAGGTATCACGAATGATTAAAAGGTTTATGTTGTTAGGCTTAGAGATAGTAGGTTTTATAGATTTTGCAGCCTTTAACTTCTTTAACAAATTCATGACGCATTTTAACCACATTATCTTTGTTTTTGTTATACTTTGGGTTAGTGCTATTTAACTTAGTCTTTTTCATTTGCACCCTTTAAATTCACAATTACCACACCACTTTAGGCAATATGTTTGCCCTGTTAATTTATATATAAGATTGCATATTAGTTTTTTCATTTCTTAAATTTTACGAATTTATAAATAGTGAAACTTATCGCTAAAACAAGCGAAATAAGGGTAAGATATTCATTGCAATCAGTAATACTGAAACCAATTGCTGAGCCATTAGCTAGTCCTACTTGTACTGTGTCTTTTAGGTCTGTCATTGTTTTTTGTATTTGGCTTTTTATCCAAGTAGGATTTTAGCTTTGTTATATTAATTGTTTTTGGTTTGTAGTGTTTCTTCATTATGTTAAGTCAGGAGTTAAAAAATTTCTTAATGTAATTTCAGTTCCTTGCTTACTTGGTCTTTCAAGGTTCATTCCATTGTAAAAGGCATTACGGTCTGGCGTAACGTCAGCGCCACTATTTGTTGAATACTCAGGAAAGTCAGATAAGTTATTTGTTACATACTCAATCATTCGTTCTGTATAGTATTCAGAAGTGTTTCTTATTTCTTCTCTAAGGTGCTGTGCTTCTTCAGTAGAAAGGGAAGTTCCAGTTTCAGACGTTTTAGAAAAAATATTGCCATTTTCTATCTTAAAACGCAAGAACGGAACAGCATGATAAAACGCCCAATTAGGCAGCATATCGCCAATGTAGTCTTCTAGTAAAGTCTTGTATGCTGCATTAGCAACATCATTAATAGTTCCACCTGTAATTAAATCTTTTATTTTTTGAGTTAATTTTGTTCCTAGCTTAGGTTCAACATATAGTTTTTGTGCCTGTCTTACATAAGGTAATAGTAATTCCGTATCGACATTTAGGTTTATTGCTGTTGATTCAGCGAGTTTCTGTTGAGATATAAAGAGTACGTATGACATAGTTAATTATAATATCCGTTATTTTCCATTCGTTGTGGTGCTATTGCTACTAGCTTATCATTTCTTTCAGCTGTAAATCCTTCTGATTTTGCTTTTGTATAGCCTATAAGTTGACTATCTTCAATTGGTTGCTTTGCATTTCTTAATGAAGTTTTGAAAATCCTTCTGAGGAAAAAATGTCTGCATTGCGGTCCGCCTTTATAGAGAAAAATATTGTATGCTTCACCATCGTGACCAAAACCTTTGTTAAGTATTTGACTATCTGCATTTACCAAATCCTCTTTAGTGTATAGCTTGTTTGCAGCGACCATGTCTTTGCAAAAGTCCCTGCTAGTTCCTGACTTGTTTACTAAGAAATTATCAGTAGCATAAACATATCTTACTTTATAATAAAAACTTCTTGACCTGTTAGCACCATCTTGAGAACTTCTTTTATTGGGTGTAGCAGTTACAGCTTCTGCTAGTTCAATTTTTTCTTCTGCTAATCTATTAAGCTCATCTTCAAAGTCAAAGTCTGTATGCTCTCCATCAACAACCTCTTCATCTACTAATTCCCAATCACTTGGCATATCTTCACCAAACTCTTCTATCCATTTTTGCAATTCTGTTTTATTTGAACTGCAATTACATTTAGTTAAGTTTTCTTTAATTTGCTTATGTGATTCACATGGCATATAATATTCTTTTCCATCCTGTGTGTGCGTGTGATAACCAGAACAGCCTATTTTTTTAGCCTCTGCCTCTGCTTCTTCAATAGTATCAAATAAAGGTAGTTCAACACCATCTGTAACCATGCTACCTACTTTAGCTAGTTTTACATCATCTTCAACAGTATCTTCATTGCCTAAAGGCTCTAAGCCAAGCTCATCACGTATTTCATCAGTTGTCATCACTTCCCTAATAGTCTTAGAGTCAAACTGAACTGTAATAGGTTTAAGCTGTACAAAATTAACAGGCATATCCATGTTGTTAATTTGAAATATTTTTCTTAACTGTTTTACTATGTGGTCTTGGAAGGGCTTTATCACCGTGTTAAGATAGAAATTTGCGGCATTTATAATTTCGTCTGTATTGCTTGAAAACCCATTTGCCGAGTCAATACCCATAAGCGTTTTAGAAGTGACACGGTGGCCGCTTAAAATGTTCGAAGTGAGTAGTTCTTGTAGTGCTAAATATTGCTTATCCAAATCACTTGTGCTTATTGGTGTAACTTCTGGTGTTCTTGTTTTATCGTCGCTAAACGTTAGCACAAATTTGCCTGCGTTTTTCTGACCAACAAACTTCTCAGTTAGACTTCTTTCAATTTGCATTCTTTCTTCCTGTGAAGGTATCCCATTCGCGAAAGAAATCATAAAGCTGCCAGAAAAGCCACTAGATATAGCGTTGAGATGATATTCAGATACACGAGCATCAATCAACGCCCAATTATTGCAAGAGACGTAATCAGGTGTGTAATACGAGTTCATATCAGGACTATAAAGACCTGAATACATTATTTGATTTGGTGATGTTCTGTCATTAGGATTAAATGCAGGAACATAATAGGGTTTGTTTTGTCTAGTGTTAGACCAGTCAGCTGAGATATAATAACCTGTAGTCCTTCCCATTTCATCAGGTCTAGCACATCGTAGTTTGGTTACATCCAGATGGTAAATCTCCGCTATTTGAGTCCTATCTTTCGACCAAACAATATTTAGAGCGAACCCTCCTTGTAGCTTAAAGTCAAATGCTAGTTTTTTTATAATTTCATGTAGACTTTCATTGCTATTAGCCCTATTCATAAAGTTTTGCAATTTAACTGTAGCCTCTAATTCTCTTTCTTCTTCATCTTCAATAACTAATGCTTCTCCTGCTATCATCTCAGACGTAGAATTAATAATGGCAGCTGATATTGAACTTGAATAATATAAATCAACTAGAAACTGAGGATAAAGATTAGCCCACTCCCCATTTGCATCACCGTAAGAAATCCAATCTCTGCCTCTTGTTTCTTTAATAACTGGTGCTGTACTTGTTTCTAAATTAATATTAATGATATTGTCTTTCATGTTTTTTTATTTAATTATGGCATAAGGTTTAATAACCATGCATTAACATTTGCAGTCAATGTAGCACTACTTGAACTGTAAATTTGTATTTCTGACATTTCACCATCAAAAGGGTTGTTTTGTGGTTTTCTAGCACCTATTGCATCAATGTCAGCTGTTCCTGACAACGACCTTGTTGTTGATTGTGCAACACCCTTCCAATATAATGTCAGCGTTCCACTTGACCTAGTCAATACCATATAGGCTTCTTCTAAATAATCACCACTATCTTTTGGTATATCAGTATTTGCACCATTATCAACTTTTATTCTTAAATTGCTAGATGTATTAAATCTAAGAAATTCGCCAGTTGCTGTTATATCCGCCACAATAACACCAACATTAGTGTCAGGTTTTAATTTAGCGCCAACAGTAAAATCCCCACTTAAACTAATTTGACCACCAGAACTTAAAAAAGTACTAGCTGCGTTGTCAAAAGTTAAAACACCACTACTAAAAGATGGTCTATTGCCAGCGGTTGTCTGCCTCATTGATATACCATTACCTGAGCTATCTCCCCATTCCGAAACCTTTCCATCAATAGTAGAAACTAAAGTGTCTTTTTTCCACCAACCTTCTAAAGTTGTTTCATCACTAGGTGACCATGCACTACCTGATGGATAGTTAGATGAATTTAAACTTAAACCTTGTTTTAATGATAACATATTATTCTTTATATCCTACGCCTATTCCACCCGTAAGTGTCATAGCGGTAATATTCATAAAAAGTGTTGTTCCTGCTGGAACAGTTGTTTGTAATGCAGTTACATTTGTTACACTAGCAGCAGTTATTGCTGATATTGCACTTTCAACGGGAAAGTAAACACAGTAAAAGTCTTTGCCTGACACTTCACCTGTGAAAACTTCTGTTCCAGGATTTTTACCTAGTTGCTCACCTAATAATTGTTGTACGTTTTCTATTGCCATTTTTTTTTATTTTATTGTCCGTAATATATATAATTTGTTTCTTCTATACTTGCTGTTATACTTGCGTTTATTG